GATTGAAGGATACTACTACTCGGACGATTGGACTGACATAAAGAAATATGTTCCTAAACGATTCCCTGCGTTTGGATTTACCAACGAGAAGGTAGAAATCCTATTCAGCAAGCCTTATTCAGTTGGGATGAAATACTATTCCTACGTTGACTATCAAGGCGCAGTACCCTATGCACTTTTGGAAGAGGAAATTTCCGACTACCTAATCAACGAGGTTCAAAACGGATTCAGCGGAACTAAAGTAGTCAACTTCAACAACGGAGTACCGACATTAGAGCAGCAAGAAATCATCTCTGCAAAGGTTCTCGGTAAGTTGACTGGTTCTAAAGGTCAAAAAGTAATCGTAGCGTTCAACGACAATATGGATACTCGTACTACGGTTGAGGATATTCCTTTGAATGACGCACCTGAACACTACACATATTTAAGCGAAGAGTGCTTGCGTAAGATTATGCTCGGACACAACGTCACATCACCGCTTCTTTTTGGTGTGGCATCATCTAACGGATTCTCGTCTAACGCTGATGAGCTTGAGAACTCGTTTATTCTTTTCAATAATATGGTGATTAAGCCTTTCCAAGAGGAGATAATCGACGCCATTGACAAGATGCTATCATTTAACAACATCTCCTTAAACCTATTCTTCAAGACTCTCAAGCCGCTTGAGTTTGTAGACTTGGAAAATGCAGTTACTGAAGAGCAAGTTGCAGAGGAAACAGGTACGGAGTTAAGTAAACACCTGCCGAAAGAAGTAGCCGAGCAGCTTATCGCACTTGGTGAGACACCTGACGAAAATTGGCTTCTAATAGACGAAGCACCTGTAGACTATGATTCCGATGAGTTAGAGAACGAAATGCTCTCTAAAGAGCTTGAACCTACCTTAATGAGCAAGGTATGGAACTTTGTAAGCACAGGAGACGCTCGTCCTAACATCACATCAAAGCAAGACAAGGTCATTGACGGCATTAAGTTTATTACTCGCTATGTTTATCAAGGTGAGACTGGCGGCAAGAGTGGTAAAGGACGTCCGTTTTGCACTCAAATGATGCAAGCAAGTAAAATCTACCGCAAAGAGGATATAATTAAAATGGGAGACCAAGTTGTTAATAAAGGTTTCGGCCCTCGTGGAACAGATTTCTATAGTATATGGTTGCACAAGGGCGGTGCGAACTGTCACCATCGGTGGAACAAACAAGTGTATGCAACTTTTTCAGGTAAGGCATTGAACGTAGGTAGCAAAGAATTAAAGCAAGTAGCAGTACGCAAAGCGGAGAAGTTAGGCTACGTTGTAAAGAATGAGGCTTTGGTTTCTACTCGTCCTATTGACACACCTACAAAAGGCTACTTACCTAAAAACGATTAATAATGGCAACGGCACTACTTATAACAAGAGACGATATAGTTCGTTTTACCGCAGTCAACGGCAATGTAGATACTGACAAGTTCATTCAGTTCGTCAAGATTTCTCAAGACATCCACATACAAACCTACTTGGGTACTAAACTACTTGAGAAGTTGCAAACGTTAATAATTGCAAACACGCTTTCAGGCAACTACGAGACACTTGTAGAGACGTATGTAAAGCCTATGCTGATACATTGGTCAATGGTTGAGTATTTACCTTTCGCAGCTTACACAATTGCTAACAAAGGTGTTTACAAGCACTCGTCCGAGAACGCTGAAAACGTAGAGAAAAACGAAGTAGACTTCTTGTTAGAGAAAGAGAGACAAATTGCTCAACACTACACGGAGCGTTTCATCAGTTATATGAGTTTCAACCAAGACTTATTCCCTGAATACAATCAGAACGTTGACCAAGATATGTACCCTGACACTACGAATAATTACACCAGTTGGTTTATATGAAAAAGAACAGACCGAAGGGTTTGAAGTATAACCCTAAAAACACGAATGTAGAAAAATTACGAATCTATTTAAGCAAACAAGAAAATGGCAAATAGCAACGGATGGGGAGATGGCGCAGCAAACAACGCAATAGGTTGGGGGCAAGGCGCAGTCAACAACCTGATATCTTGGGGGTATTCTCACTTTGTATCTTGGGCAGGATTGACTGACATCGTTGGTTCTCCTGTACCTTCATTAATTTCAAACTTCCAAACGAGAGTAGCAAATGATGGGGGTGCTTTTGAGGCATCTTCGTGTTTAACTACGACTCTTAACAACCTTAAAAATATCGCTTAATGAGCCTACTTGATGACGCATCTTTATTAGTAACACCCAACGCAGAGAAAGAAGGGAAGTTATATTCGATTATTCCTACAAACGGCAACGGGGATTTCTCCGTCACTCGTGCGACTACTGCCACTCGTGTAAACGCTGCGGGCTTGGTTGAGTTAGTGCCTTATAATTTGTTTACTTATTCGGAAATGTTTAGTGATGTTTCTTGGACAAAAACAAGAACTTCAATATCTGCTAACACTACAACCGCACCAAATGGAACTTTGACTGCGGATACGTTAACGCTCACAAGTACACCAACTGCTGTTCAAAGAAGTATTCAGCAATCAACGAATAGCACAGGCTTAACAAATACTGCTTCTATTTATGTAAAATATTTAGATAGACAATTCATTCAACTTGTTTGGGGGACTGGATTTAGTTTTGATTATGTGAATATCGACGTTTTAAATGGAACAATAACCCAAGGTGTTTACACGAGCGCAAGTATTACTTCAGTTGGTAATGGTTGGTATAGAGTTAGTTTCACAACATTAGGTATATCATTATCTCCGTTCCTATATATTTGGCCTATTGATAATGGAACTGCTTTAAGGACTGCAAATAGTTCGGGAACGGGTTCTTATTACATTTGGGGCGCACAATTAAACGAAGGCACTTCTGCCCTTGACTACCAAGCTACTGAAACACGGCTTAACATACCTCGCCTTGACTACTCACTTGGAAGCTGCCCTAACATTCTATTAGAGCCGCAGAGGACTAACCTTGTAACATTCTCGGAGCAATTAGATAACGCTGCGTGGAACAAAATAGCTTCGACAATTACTGCAAATAGTACAACTTCACCAAGTGGAATTACTAACGCAGATACTTTTTCAGCTGACGGAACAAGTTCATCACATTTAGTTCAAACAAATTCCATTTCAGTTGCATCAGGCACAACCTACACTTCGGTCATTTACGCAAAGAAAAATACGAATAACTTTTTGCAAATTATTTCAGCATCTACTACAGGTGGTATGTTTGCAAACTTTGACCTTGCAAATGGTGTGGTTGGTTCTGTAGGAACTATTACAGGAAGCAATCCAACTTCGTCAATTACAAGCGTAGGTAACGGGTGGTATCGTTGCTCAATGACATATACACCAAATGCAACTACAAGCGCAGTTCATACTTATGCAATTGTATCTTCGGCAAGTGCAGCAAGGGTAGAAATAAACTCCCTCTCAACCTCCGTCTTTCTATGGGGCGCACAACTCGAAGCGGGCGCTTACGCAACATCGTACATACCGACAAGCTCGGCTTCAGTGACAAGGAATGCTGACGTAATCAGTAGAGGCAACATCTTCACCAATGGGCTGATAACTGCAAGCGGGGGTACTTGGTTTGTTGAGTTGAGAATGCCAACAAGGGCGCGAGATAATAGCAATGTCATAATGTCAATAACAGATACAACCTTAAATGATATAAGCCTAAATGGAGGCACGGGCGGAAATACCTACATTATCAGTAAGAATGTAAACGGCATTTTTTCAAATGTTTATTTTTCAGCGGTTAATCAAAACAACCCTATAAAATTAGCCATAAAATGGAACGGAACAACTGCCGATGTTTTTCAAAATGGTGTGAAGGTAGTATCTGCAACCGCATTTACCGCAACCTCTATGCAATCATTTAGAACACACCCAAGTGGGGTGGGCGCACCCGCTTTCATCAACTCAATGGCGCTATTCCCAACACCGCTTACTGACACTCAATGCATCGCCTTAACAACGTAACAATGAACATCTACAAACTCACCTACACAAACAAGGAAGCCGCAATAGCTGACCTCGAAAGCAAAGGAATACTAACCGCAGAAGGCTACGGCATCGGAGTACAAGCCGTTGTTGAAATCGG